TACTCCTGCCGCTCCTGCTGGACAGGGTGGCTTTCCTGCCGCTGGCAAAGGTGGCGTAGTTGGCGTTGGCGAAGGTGGCGTTACCGTACAGGTTGAAGGTGACCTTGCCGCTGGTAGAAAATGGACTCCACAGGTAAGACCTGTTGTTGCTCCAGATGCAAGACCTTCTGGAATTCAGACTGGTGCTCCTTATGGAACTACTTCTCCCCTTACTCCGACTGCTGGAGTAGGTCAGTCTGGAAAGGTTGTAACTGATGCTAGTGGTCAACCTAAGGTAGGATTTGTAAGTCGTCCCAACGCTCCGAAACCTGTTGGAGGTCCAGTTACCGCTTCTCCTCCTATTGCAAACCCTTCCCTTCTTGCTGACCTTGTTGGTCCAATCACAGAAAGTGCAAAGATGATTGGTGGTGTTGTTGGAAAGGGAACGATGGATGTTGTTGCTGGTGCCGCTAAGGCTGTCAAAAACATGGTTGTTACTCCGTCCGCAAGAGAAATTCTGCAAGGAAATCAACCTGCAAAACCCGCTACTCCTCCTCCTGCAAAGCCTACTGCTAAAACTGAAGCGGACAAACTTCCTAAGTATGCCTACGGATATGACCCTGCGACTGGAAAACAGACTGGCGGTCCTGCCACTAAGGCTACTTATGGAGATGTTGGAAGGCGAGTTTCTGCTTTTAGAGACACTCTTGTTCCGTATTTGAACGGAAGAAATGCGGCAGAACTTAGAGGTGAAATCGCTGGCAAGCATGGTGCTTATGACCTCGAAACTTTTATCCAAAAAGCCGCTAACAAGTCTGGCATGTTTACCGCCTCTGAAGTTGGTCAAGTAGTTCAACAGTTGAAGGGTGACCCTATGTTTAAGGGTCTTGTTGATGCTGGCCTTCCTGTTGACAGACCTAAAGGTCCGTTTAAGGCTGGCGGTGCTCCCAAAAAGGTTGCCAAGGATGCCAAGGGAAATGTTCTTCCTGTCGGCAATACTGTTCCTAAGGCAACACCTCCTCCTGCTGAAACTGCGGCTGACAGGCTTGCCAAAATCAGAGCAGAGGCTACTACCGCATTTACTGCTGAACAGGCGGCTGAAGCAGTTAGAGAGGCTGAAAGAAAGGCTATTATTGAAGCATTCCAAAACAGGTCTCCTGCTGGAAATGAACCCGCTTGGGATGGGACTGAAAGAGTTGATAATGGAAGTGAGGCAAGCAAGTGGAAAGGAACTCCTTGGGCTAAAGTTCCTACTTTCACTGGAAGACCTTCTGGAGTCACTAGACAAGACCGTCTTCGTCAGATTGCTATTGAAAACAAAAAGGGCGTAACTCCTCTTGAAGTAAGATATGCTAGGGCGACTGGTGGTCACAATGAAAACCTTTATGGAAACTTGCTTCGTAGAACGCTAAGTTTTGGTGAAGCCCCTCCATCTGCTGGAGCACAGGCCGTTCGTTCGCTTGGTGGAACTGCCGTTCAAGGCGTTGGATTTGCTCCAGATGTATTTAATGCGGCTAGACTTCTTAACGGTGGGGCAATTACCCAAGAAGGAATGATTCTCACGCCAACTGAGCAGATGGGCATGGCTATTGAGAGAATAAAAAATCTAGGTAAACCCGCTCAACCTGTTGATGAAACTCCTTGGTATGTTCGACTTGGTCAAATTCCTGTTGAAATGGCTCAGCAATCTTGGGACGACATTCAAGCAATTGGTGGTTTTGGTAAGTACAATCTTACTCCTGCACAAAAACAGGAACAGGCTCTTCAAAGATTTGTTGACGAAGCCGCAGTTAGGCAGATTTACGGAGTCCCTCCTCGTGATGAAATTTAAATACTGTGAATAACCCCCTAGACTCATACAAGCCGACCCCGCATCCAGTAGTAAAACTGCCAGATGTGAAGTCGCTTGTTGAGAAACTAGGCGTAGATAAGGCCATTGAGGTACTCCAACTTAGGGAAGACAAGATTCTAGCCGAAAAACTAGACCCATACCGTCATGGTTTTGAGCCGTGGCATTGGAAAGAGGCAGACCAAATCCTAAAAGATAAGCAGGAAATCCTAGTTCTTGGTGGAAATCGTGCTGGAAAGACGGAATGGGCGGCAAAAAGGCTCATTCAGACGATGGTTAACAAAGATAGGGCGATGGTTTGGTGTTTGCACACCACGCATCAATCCAGCATTCAGATGCAACAGAATGTTGTCTTCAAGTATCTACCGCCAGAACTGAAAATTGCCAAAAAGACCAAGGTAACCAACATTTCTTACTCTCAGAAAAACGGATTTTCCGACAATACATTCATTCTTCCTAACGGTTCTCAGTGCGTTTTCATGAATTACGCCCAGAAGAAGGATGTTATCGAAGGTGGCGAGTGTGACCTTATCTGGTGTGACGAACTTGTCCCTCTAGATTGGATTGACACCCTTCGCTATCGTGTGGTTACCCGCAGAGGCAAGTTGGTTATCACTTTTACCCCTATCCAAGGCTACTCGCAGGTCGTTAAAGACTATGTGGCTGGCTGTAAATTCAAAAAAAGCCTAAGAGCAGACCTTCTGGACGAAAAAATCACGCATGTTAACGGAGTTCAGCGTGGTCACATGCCTTTCACGGCTGAATGTCATCGGGCAAATGCAGGAATTGCATGGTTTCACTCAATTCTTAATGTTTATTCGCCATTTGATGAAATGCGTAAAACGCTTCATGGCAGAAATAACCATGAAATTAAGATTCGTGCCTACGGATACGCTGAAAACACCGTTGGCTCTCAATTCCCAAGATTTGGCGAAAGTTCTATTGTAGAAAAAGAGGCCATTCCAGAGGAAGGCACCAATTACATGGTTGTTGACCCTGCTGGTGCAAGAAACTGGTTCATGCTTTGGCTTAGAGTGACCAAGGACGGCAAAATGTTTGTCTACAGGGAATTCCCAGACATGAGTTTGGGCGAGTGGGCACTTCCTTCCGACAAGCCAGACGGAAAAGAAGGTATCGCACAGCGAAACGGTGCTGGTATGGGTCTTGACGAAATCAAGGATACCATCAGACGACTGGAGGGCAAGGAAGAGATTGCCGAACGCTACATTGACCCTCGTGCTGGCGGCACCCAAGCCATTGGCAAAGATGGCGGCACCTCTCTTATTGAGTTGCTTGATGACGGAGACAATCCTATGTACTTCGCACCTGCCGCTGGCGTAGCCATTGAGCAGGGAGTATCAATTATCAACGACTGGTTCTCCTACGACATGACTCAACCCATTTCTCCAATTAACGAACCTAAACTGTTCATTTCCAAAGAATGTCAGAACCTAATTTACTGCCTAAAGGAGTGGACTGGTGCAGACGGTGAGAAGGGAGCAACCAAAGACCCCATTGACTGCCTTCGCTATCTAGCCGTTATGTCGCCAGTCCACCTTGGCTCTGATTTCACTCCGATTGGCAAACCCTTTATCTACTAATGAATATTTACTCTCCCTCCATGAATTCAAATGGAGACCCCCTCGTCAACGCCAGCGAAAAGCCAGACATCATTGCTCTGAATGCAGAACTTCAGCGTTGCTTTAACCACGGAGCCAACGCTTCCGAACTTACCGCCAACGATGACCTGCGTTACTGCCGTTGGGACGGTCAGTCGGTTGATGGCAGAAAGCATTCTACTGGTAAGCCCGAAGATGAACCCGCTATGCCTTTCGAGGGTGCGTCCGATGTCAGAATTAGACTTGTTGACAGAGTTATTAACGAACAGGTAGCCCTTCTGATGAACGCCCTTAAACTTTCCAAGTTGGGCGTGTCTGGAAGAACCTCCGAAGATGGTCCGATGGCTGGAGGCATGGCTACTCTGATTGGTCACATTACTGGCAACAGACTCCGCTCTGACCTCAGACGAGAAACCGAACTTTTCTGCCAGTACGGCAATCAGTACGGCTGGTCTGCGATGCATGTGGGTTGGGACCAACAGATTGGCCTCCGAGAGCAGACTATCAACCTTCAGCAACTTGTGCAGATGGCACAGGAGGCTTCGCAGATGGACCCCAACTCCATGCTTGGCAATTTGCCGATGTATGTGATGTCGGAGGAGTCTGAAGACCTTGCGTTTGCTCTTCTTTCCGAAAGACTGCCAAACTTCAAGGAGAAGGACATCCGCAAGATGATTAAAGACCTTCGTGAGGTTGGCATCGCTTCTCTCTTTGAAGAAACCATCGTAAAGAACATGGCTTCCGTTACTGCGTTGAAGCCGTTTGATGAAATCAGTTTCCCGCCCGAAACTATTGAATTCCAAAAGGCTCGTGTGGTGTTCAGACGCATGTTCATGACCGAAGTTGAACTTCGTTCGATGGAGCGTAATGACGGCTGGGATGCTGATGCTATCGAGGAAGCCATTAACACTGCTGGCAAGATGTCTTGGTACAACGACCCCAACATTGTCCCTCGTGCCAACACCCTCAACACTTTTGAGTTCAGAGGTAACCACATGATTGAGGTGACCTACGCCTACACTCGCCAGATTAACGAAGATGGCGTTCCTCACATCTATTACACTGCGTTCTGCCCGAACTCGTCTAGCCAGACATACTTCAAGCACGAGAAACTTGGCTATGCTCACGGACAGTATCCGTTCGTCATTTACCGTAGAGAAAACCTTCGCAAGAATGTCGCTGAGTCCAGAGGTATCCCAGAAATCTTGATGACCGAGCAGTTTGAACTGAAAGGCCAGCATGATGCGATGCGTGACCGCACTGCTTTTGAAACCGTCCCTCCGATTATGGTGAAGAGACGAATTCAAGGCATCGGCAGAATTGGCCCTGCCCAGCAGTTGCCTGTTTCTGGTCCAGATGACTTCAAGTTCATGGAGCCGCCTCGTGGAACTGTCGGACTTGCCGAAATGGTCATCCAGCAGGTCGAGTCTAACATTGCCAGATACTTCGGACTTACCTCTGGCATGCAAGACCCCGAAAATCCCGCTCCCTACGCCCAGATGCTTCAGCAGGTGTCTACCGACAACTTCCTGCATGCCATGTCTGACATTTATGTCCAGATTCTGCAACTGAGCCTTCAGTACATGTCGCAGGAAGAGATTGTCCGCATTACAACCATCCCTCTTACCCAGAGCATGTCTGACATCGCAAACATGTACGACTTTGAACTCAAGTTCGACATTCGTAACCTGTATGTGGATTTTGTGATGGAAAAGTTGACCGCAATCACCGCATCCGTCCTTCCGCTTGACAGTGGTGGCGTTATTGACAAAAACAAGTTGGTAGCGAAGGCTCTTGAGGCTATTGCTCCCGATATGGCGAAGGAACTGATTATTGACCAGACCTCTGCCTCTCAGAAGATGTACAGGGATGTCCAAACCGACATTGCCCTCATGATTCTGGGTAACGAACCGCAATATGTCGAAAACGACCCGACTGCTCCTACCAAGATGCAGTATGTGCAGGATATTATGTCCAAGAACCCTGTGGCTCAGCAACAGTCGCAGACGAACCAGACCTTCCAGATGATTTTCCAGAATTATGTCAAAAACCTCCAAATGTCCATCATGCAACAGCAGAACAAGCAGATTGGTCGAATTGGCGTAACCCCTGTTGCTGACAAACTTCAGCAGGAAGCCGCAATGGGTGGCGTACAGCAGACCCAAGAGATGCAACCCCAACAGCCCCTAAATGGACAGGTATAATCGAGAAGCCTTTGGTTTTGAGGGCAAAAGCGACCTCTGGACTCAGTTTATGACCGTTATTGACTTAAACATCAAAGCGGAGACGGATGAGGCCATTTCTCTTGACATAAAGGGTGAAGACAGGGTTTATGCCTGTGGTAGGGCTTCTGCCCTGCGAGACCTCAAAAGACTGTTCCTAGAAGAGCGAAAAGCGGCTCTTGACAGAAAGAATATTAACTGGACTACGGACGAGGAATTAAATTCGCTTTAATACGCTTGACCTTTATTAAAGTAAAGGTACCGTAACTTTGTTTTCCTTGTTTTCTCAAAACATTGTAAAGTCAAAGCAGACTTGAGAATGCTTAAATTATCTCATGAATAACGAAGAAGAATACGGTGAGGACGATGGCACCGAGTCGCAAGACACTAATGTCGTAAATAAGGAAATCGGACCCTTAACACAGGAACGCCTTGCGGATATTCTCCGTAGGGATTTTGACTCCACCGAGCAAAGTCAAACGGACACCACCGAGTCCGATAGTAATCAAGTGGAAGACCAGACAAGTGACGGTGAGCCTATGGACACCGAAGCGGAAAATGGCGAAGAGGTTCATTCACAGAACGAAGATAATGAAGAGGACAGGGGTCTTTCTAAGGGAGTAAAGAAGCGAATTGATAAGTTGGTGTCGAAGCGTAGGGAAGCCGAAGCCGAGATTGCCAAACTCAAGGAGGAACTTGAATCCGCTAGAAATCAGAAGTCTACATCTGAGCCTGTTGTTTCCACCAAGGATAATCCGTACTCACACATTCAGAGCGTTGCAGAAATCGAGAGCGAAGTCTCTCAGGCACGGTCTGTTCGTAGATGGTGCGAAGAACATTCTGACGGATACACGGTCACCGATGCTAGTGGCAACGAAACCTACTACAGCCCAGAGGATGTTAAGCAAATCAAGTTGAATGCGATTGACGCACTTGAAGAGCACCTTCCTAAGCGGATGCAGTATGTCAGAGCCAAGGATAACTTTGAAAACCTTGCCGAAAAGGAATACGGTATTGTCTGGAAGAAGGACATCGACTCTCGTGAGAAGCAAATTGCTCACCAGTTTTTGAAGGCCTTCCCCGAGATTACCCGATTCCCCGACTACAAGATGGTGATTGGTGACTACATCGCTGGTGTCAAAGCCAGAGAAGGTAAGACCTCCAAGACCGTTACGAAGGCTCCTCATAATCCTAGACCTAGTGGGTCGGCTCCTAAATCCTCCAGTGCAAACAGCAGACTGAAGGAATCCGAATCTCGTTACAAAGCAAATGGTAACGGTGATGAC